TCACGTTGGAAACTGGATATTGATAAAGCATATAAACTTCTGCACGACTTGGAAACTGAGTACGATAAGTCAGTAATAGAACTAAAAGAAGTTATGCCTCAAGTGCCAAAAACTGTAAAGCGTAAGAGACCAGCCAAGCCATACAAACAGGACGGCACACTATCTGAACAAGGTAAGAAGTGGCAAGAGTTGTGTAATATGAATGAGCTAGACTTTGATGATGTTCAGGAGATAGAAGTAATTATTGGCTTTGAAGAACCTAATCCTACTTCAACTGTACAGATTAAAGACTGGCTATTTGATATGGGATGGAAGCCAAAGACATTCAAATACACGAAAGACCAACGCAGAATACCACAGATAAAATCAGGGGACGGTGAGTTGTGTGAGTCAATCGAGAAGCTAGTTCCTGACATTCCATCCCTTGCCAAGCTATCAAATATGACTGTGATTAAGCACCGCATAGGGCTAGTTCAAGGTTTGATTGAGAATCATGACAATGGATACGTCAAAGCAGAGATACAAGGGCTGACCAATACACTAAGATTTAAGCACAAGATATGTGTAAACATTCCTTCTGTTCGTAAACCATACGGCAAAGAAATACGCGCCCTACTTAGTTGCAATGAAGGCAACATACTGTGTGGTAGTGATATGTCTTCCCTTGAGGATAGAACTAAGCAGCACTTCATGTGGCAATACGACCCTGAGTACGTGAAGGAGATGCAGGTAGATGGCTTTGATCCTCATCTTGACTTGGCTTTATCTGCTGGTGCTGTTACTCCTGAGCAGGTAGAAGCATATAAGGACGGTAGTGACACATCAATCAGTACAACTAGACACGCCTACAAAGGCGGTAACTACGCCTGTACGTATGGTTGTGGTGTTGTAACACTATCTCGCCAGCTAGGTATCACACAGAACCAAGCAGAACAAATACACACAGCCTATTGGAAACGCAACTGGTCTATCAAAGAGATTAGTAAATCAGTTAAGACCAAGCAGGACTGGTTGTTTAATCCAGTAAGTAAGTTATGGTACAAACTACGTAGTGAGAAGGATATATTCTCTACACTCAATCAAGGTACTGGTGTTTATTGCTTTGATTTGTGGATAGGGTTCATAATACAGCGTAGACCACAGCTCACTGCACAGTTTCACGATGAGATAATACTGGAAATAAAAAGAGGAGACGAACCAAAAGCAGAGAAACTTTTAAAGGACTCAATAGCAAAAGTAAATAAGCTATTGAATCTAAACAGAGATTTGGATTGTGATGTACAATTCGGAGAAAACTATTCACAAATCCATTAAAACGTGGTATACTATTACGGTAACATTAACAAAAGGAACTACAATGGCATTAAATAGAAAAAGTTCTGTATCTACTACAGCTACTTCGAGCGAAGTAGAATACACTAACTTAAAAGAAGGTGAGTACGAAGGCAGATTAGTCTATGTAGCTGACTTAGGTTTACAGGAACGCGAATACATGGGCGAGTCAAAACCACCTGCACAGCAAATCTCATTAGGTATAGAGATACTTGGTGAATATGTTATGGTTGACGGCAAGAAGCAACCTCGACTGCTATGGACACGGCCATTCAATATCTTTTACGAGATGAATGAGAAGGGCAATGAGTACAAATACTACAAAGTGTTTGAACCAACTGCCAAAGAAGGTCAGGTAGCGGATTGGGAATCAGTCCTAGGTAGACCATGCAACGTACTCGTAGTGAACGTAGCTGGTAAGGGAGAAAATGCAAATAAAATCTATGATAATATTGATTCTATTTCACCTATCCCTACTAAGTATCAGGGAGACGTGCCAGCATCTGTAATTACTGACCAAGCTGTTGGTGATGCAGATGACGAAAACAGTCCTGCTCAACGTGCTATGTTCGGCTTACCTCGTTACATCTTTGACCGCAGAATCAAAGGTGGTAATAACAACGTTGAAGCCAAAGCTATAGAAAGTTCTGAGCAGCTGTCGTTAGACTTTGACGACGCCATTCCATTCTAATGAAACTACTCATTGATGGTGACCCTATTGTTTATCGCATAGGCTTCGCTAGTCAGAAGAAACAGGAGGACGGGTCGGTGAAAGCTGACCCAGAATCCCATGCACTACATTCCTGCAAACTGTATATGTCAAACTTGATTAAAGACACAGGATGCAAAAGCTACAAAGTTTTTCTATCTGGTAAAACAAACTTCCGACATAAATTAAGAGCTGACTACAAGGGCAATCGGTCAAAAGACGATAAGCCTATTCACTATCAACTCATTCGTGATTATTTGGAAGCAAGGTACAAAGCACAGGTTGTAGATGGAATGGAAGCAGATGACGCACTTGGTTTATCACAAGACGACACTACTGCTATCGCTACTATTGATAAAGACTTACTTATGGTGGAAGGTAAACACTACAACTATAACAAGAAGGAATGGAAAACTGTTACAGCTGAGGAAGGTAGACGTTTCTTTTACAAGCAGATGTTGACTGGCGACAGGGTAGATAATATAACAGGTATCAAAGGTATTGGTGACAAGAAGGCTGACAAATTGTTAGATGAACACGACAACTGGGATAAGCTAATTGTTGATATGTACCTTGATGAATTTGAACAGGGTTTTCAACGTGCAGTAGAAAACTCTTACTTACTTTGGATACTACAGAGGGGTAAGGAAATGCCTATAGATTTTTATGAACAAGCCAAAATATAGAAGTGGATTAGAGGAAGCATTTGGCATTAAGCACAAGGACTTCGAGTTTGAGCCGTTTGATATTCCGTATGTTATCAAGCGAAAGTACAAGCCTGATTTTGTTAGTGGTGATGTATTGATTGAGTGTAAGGGGTTCTTTCGGTCTGGAGATACAGCTAAGTACAAGGCAATCAAACAACAGATAGAAGGAAGCTACGAACTTATTTTTATTTTATCCAACCCAACCAAGAAACTTAGGAAGGGCAGTAAAATGAACATGGGTGAATGGTGTGATAAGGAGGGTATAAAATATTTTACTGTAAACCAAACTTCTGAACTAAATAATTATTTGAAGGAGCGTTGATGTGAAGATATGTGTAATACCTGACTGTCAAGTAAAGCCTAATGTGTCAGTAAATCATTTAGAATGGGCGGCTAAGTACATCATAGAGAAGAAGCCTGATGTGATTGTAAATTTGGGTGACTTCTGGGATATGCCTAGCCTATCAATATACGACAAGGGTAAGAAAGACTTTGAAGGTAGACGTTACAGAGCAGATGTTAATGCAGGTAACGAAGCTATGGAGTTGTTTATGACTCCTATTAGGAAAGAGATTGCTAGACTTAAGAAAGGTAGACGCAAGCAATGGAAGCCTAAGTTAATTTATACTATGGGCAACCACGAGGAGCGTATTGGAAGAGCCGTTGAAGCTGATGCAATACTTGAGGATGTTATTAGTTATAACGATCTTAATTTAAAGGACTGGGAAGTCTATGACTACCTAGAGCCAGTAGTAATAGAGGGTGTTTGTTTCGCACACTACTTTACATCTGGTGTTATGGGCAGACCTGTATCGAGTGCAAGAGCTTTGCTTTCTAAGAGAATGATGTCCTGCGTTATGGGGCATGTGCAGGACAGAGACATAGCATTTGGTCGTAGAGCTGACGGCAAACATCTGACAGGTTTGTTCGCTGGTATTTTTTATGACCATGATGAGAAGTATCTTGGCCCACAAAACAATGGTAGTTGGTCTGGTATATGGATGTTAAATGAAGTTAATAATGGGCAATTCGATGAGCTACCTATTTCTATAAATTATCTGAGGGAAAAATATGCTAACACTAGACGAGCTTGCTGATCGTCTCAGACATATAGATGAAATCTCCTTGATGGAAGTCTTGGAGATTACGTCTGATCAACTTGTCGATAGATTTATGGACAAAATTGAGTATAAGATGGACGATCTGCAAGAAGATTTTGAAGAAGACTTTGAAGAAGAATTAGAGGAGGATTAGAATGAAATTTCAATTTGAATTAACACCCTTCCGTATCCACGAAGGTGACGGCTGTATATTAATGTTTGGCTACCCGCTGTTCGGTGGTTGGATACCGTTCATAGGTTTCGTTACTTTTGAACATAATGATAATGAATTTAAATCATTCCTGATTGAATGGTTGTTACATGGTCTTATCATTACTAGTTCCAAAATGGAACTTGAAGAGCTAGATGATGAGTAATGCTCAGATACTAAAGCCAAAGTCTACTTATACGTATGATTATCCACAGGCTCTAGCTTACACAGAGAAGCAACAGTCTATATTCTGGACTGCGGATGAGATTGAGATGGAGAAGGACATCCATGACCTAAAGACTAATCTTACTGAAGCAGAACTGCACGGTGTAACTACTGTACTCAAGTTGTTTACGCTGTACGAGTTGCACGTAGGTAACGAATACTGGCTAGACTATGTTCGTAAGACATTCCCACGCCCTGAGATACAGCGTATGGCTAGTTTGTTTGGTATGTTTGAGTTAAATGTTCATGCTCCATTCTATGACAAACTAAATGAAGTCATGGGCTTAAAGACTGACGAGTTCTATTCGTCCTACACTAAGGACAAGACACTCGCTGACCGCATGGCATGGGTTGAGAGACAGTTTAAAGTTGATGACCCACTACTGATTACTGCTATGGGTAGTATCACAGAAGGTGCTATACTGTATTCTAACTTTGCTTTCCTTAAGCATTTCCAAGCGGAGGGTAAGAACAAATTAATGAATATGACTGCTGGTATTAACTTCTCTGTACGAGATGAGAACTTACACAGTGAAGCAGGTGCATGGCTATACAAGCAGTTGTTAAAGGAAGAACAACCAGACGCTGATAGAATGGGTAAAGTATTGACTAAGATTAAACGTACCTGCCGTCAGATATATGAGCATGAGTCACGCATAATTGATATGATATTTGAGAAGGGTAACATAAAGGGTATCACTGACATACAGATGAAGAACTTTATTCAATCCCGTCTTAACTTATGCTTAGAGCAATTAAACATTCCAACAATGTTTAGTGTAGAGTATGACCCAATTAGTAGTTGGTTTTACAAGAACATTAATAGTGGTTCGTTACATGACTTCTTTGCAAAGCAGGGTAACAACTATAGTAGGGATTGGACGGAGAGTAAGTTCACATGGTAAAAGAAAGATCAATATATGAAGAACTTGGAGAGGAGCGTAAAAAGCTACAAGCTGAAGGTAAGTTACCTAACTGGGTAACGACAGCTGCATGGCAGATACTTAAGAACAAGTACACAACACCTGAGTACCCTGATCTGTATTCAATCTACAAGCGTATATCAACTACTGCTGCACGTCACATGGAAGATTCTGAACATTGGCAGAAGATGTTTTTTAATCTGATGTGGAATGGTTGGTTAGCTTGTTCAACACCTGTGTTAGCAAACATGGGTACTAATAGAGGCTGCTCTGTTTCATGCAGCGGTGGATATGTAGGAGACAGTGTTTATGACTTTTATGATGCACAGAGAGAAGTTGCGGTTCTTAGCAAAAATGGTTTCGGCACTTCAAGTTACATTGGACATATCAGAGAGCGAGGAAGTGTTATATCAAGCGGAGGATTGGCAAGCGGAGTATTGCCGGTGCTTAGAGACTTTGTCCAGCTTAGTCGCGATGTATCACAAGGAAATACTAGACGAGGTGCATGGGCGGGATATGTCGAACTAGCGCATGGTGATTTCTGGGAGATATGTGACCACATAATTAACCATCCTGACGACTGCAACGTAGGTTGGAATGTCACTAAAGATTTTATGGACAGGCTGGATAATGGTGACAAGGATGCCATTGCTCGCTATCAGCGTGCTATGAAAGTTAAGATGGTAACGGGTAAAGGTTACTTCTTTTTCGTAGATAAAGTTAATGAAGCTAACCCGATTATGTATGCGGAGCATGGCTTGAAGGTTAAGGCTAGTAACTTATGTACAGAAATTACACTACACTCTGATGAATTTCATACTTTTACTTGTGTTCTTTCTTCTATGAATCTAGCTAAGTATGACGAGTGGAAAGATACGGACGCAGTACAGACTGCTATCGTATTCCTAGACTGT